TCAGCAAAAAATTACCACCCTTTTTACAGAGTCTGATGATTATTTGTCAGTGAATGAACAATTAGAAAATGATGTATTTGATCTTACCAAAGAGCAAGAAGCAGTAACAGGTGCTACCGAAAAGTTACGTGAGTTAGGAAACCTTAAAGGGAAAATATCTAATAAAGTAGCAACGATTACTAAGGAGCATAAGTTCTTTACAAAGAATACGGTTTGTCCTACATGCACACAGACCATCAACGAAGACTTCAGAATAAATAAAATTAACGATGCTCAAACTAAAGCAAAGGAGTTGCAATCTGGTTATAAAGAACTAGAGGAGGCAATTAAAAAGGAAGAAGAGCGAGAGCATCACTTTACCAAACTATCCAAGGAGATTACTAACTTAACGCATGGCATTTCTAAAAACAATACTCGCATCTCTGGCTGTCAACGACAAATCAGAGATCTGGAATCGGAGATTCAAGGAATTACCGAACAACTTGCAAACAGAAATACTGAGCATGAGAAACTAGAAGATTTTCAAAATAAGTTAGCAGAAACATATGAGGCACTAGCCTCTAAAAAAGAAACCATTCAATACCATAACTTTAATTATGGGTTACTCAAGGATGGTGGAGTTAAGTCCAAAATCATAAAGAAGTATTTGCCCCTGATCAATCAGCAGGTGAATAGGTATCTTCAGATGATGGACTTTTATATTAACTTTACATTGGATGAGGAGTTCAACGAGACTGTACAATCTCCTATCCATGACAATTTTTCTTATTCCTCCTTTAGTGAAGGGGAGAAGATGCGTATCGACCTAGCACTTCTATTCACATGGAGGGAGGTAGCACGGTTTAAAAATTCTGTCAACACCAATCTCTTGATCATGGATGAGGTGTTTGATTCCTCACTTGATGGGTTCGGAACGGAAGAATTCCTTAAGATTATCCGCTTTGTCATCAAAGATGCTAACGTTTTTGTCATATCGCACAAGACAGGTATGGACGATAGGTTCGATAGTGTGCTAAGATTTGAGAAAGTAAAAGGATTCAGCAGGTTAGCCCTATGATCGGAATTGTTGGTAATGGTTTCGTTGGCAATGCAGTTTACCAGAACGTAAGAGATAAAGCACCAACCAAGGTTTATGACGTAGATAAGAATAGGTCTTTCAATACTCTAGAAGAGGTTCTAGATCAACAGTACATATTCATCTGCCTTCCTACTCCTATGAGAATGGATGGTAGTTGTGATCTCTCCATCTTGGATAGTTTCTTTGCTGGTATTAAGCAGGAGGAGTATGTTGTTAAAGATACTGTCTTTATTATCAAGTCAACTGTTCCTATTGGAACCACCAAAGCATATGCTGAGAAGTATGAGTTTCTTACTATTGCTCATAACCCAGAGTTCCTTACTGCTAGGAATGCTGTGGTTGATTTTGCCAATGCAGAGAGAACTGTAATAGGTGGCAATCAATATGCTACTAGAGATGCAGCTAATTTTTATTGGAGATACTTTCATGAAACTCCAGTTATTACTATGAGTTCTGATGAGAGTGAGGCAGTGAAGTATTTCTCTAATACCTTCTTAGCTTACAAGGTAGCATATTTCAATAAGATATTTGATATGTGTGAGAAGGTGGGTATGGATTATAAGAATGTGGTAGAGGGTGTGACTGCTGATAGTAGAATCGGTACATCACATACTAGAGTACCTGGCATAGATGGTGACAGGGGTTTTGGTGGAACTTGTTTCCCTAAAGATATTAATTCTTTGATTGTCCAACTAGAAAAGGAGGACATCAATGCTGATATGTTCAGGGAGATCTGGAAGTATAACCAAGACATCCGCACTGTTATTGATTGGACGGTAACATGAAACTAGAATTTTATGAAGGTAAGAAAGTATTAATCACAGGACATAAGGGTTTCATAGGAAGCCACTTATGGAGTTTTATTCAAGAGTCTAATTCTTATGGTGAGTGGCAAAATGAAAGATGGGATCTTTATGGTTTAGATTTTCCTGATGATATAGGATTTTTTAAAGCTAAAGAGAAGTACGATTATGTCATTCATCTTGCTGCCTTTGCTGCTCTTAGAGAAAGTTTTGAAGATCCTGATAGGTTCTGGGAAAATAATGTAGAGAAGTCTAAACCTATCTTTGATTATTGTGGAGAGAATGATGTAAGGTTAATTTATGCTAGTTCTGCTGGTGCTCATGGGTGGTCTCAAAACCCTTATGCTATTACCAAGAAGGTAAATGAATTACAAGCACCACCTAATAGTGTGGGTATGAGGTTCTTTAATGTATGGGCAGAGGAGGGAAGTAGACCTGACATGTTATACAGGATGCTTCAGGAGAATACTGCTAAGTACATCACAAGACACTATAGAGACTATATCCATGTTAGGGATGTGGTAACGGCCATATGCTTACTGATGGACTCTAATTTCAGAGGACACCTTGATGTGGGATATGGAGAAGCAATCCCTGTCATGGACATAGCAAAGGCAATGGGACGGGATCTGCCTATTAAAGAGGACACACCAGGCGAACCAGACAGTTTATGTGCTGACACAAGGGAGTTGCGTCAATTGGGATGGTATCCTACAATAAATATTATGGATCATCTTAAGAACAATGACCCCAAATTGGCAACATCATTCTAAGAAGGAGAAGAAACGTACTCTCAAACCACAGGCTCTCCGTGCTGCAAGGAAAAGGCGTGGACAGTTGATAAAGCGTCTACAGACCGCCCCAAAGAGGCGGTTTTCTAGTATGATAGGTACATCAAACGAAAAGACACATGGCAGTTCAACAAGCAATCAAATCACAACTTGCCAAATTACTTGCTACTGAGGATATTGTAGTAGAGCATAAGCAATGCGAAACCGCACAGTTCAATGTTGAGACTCGTGTGTTAACTCTTCCTCTGTGGGAGAGGGCTAGTAATGATGTATATGATATGTTGGTTGGACATGAGGTAGGACATGCACTCTTTACACCTAATGACTGGAGTTGGGAAGGTAAGATTCCTCAACAGTTTGTAAATGTATGTGAGGATGCTCGTATTGAGAAATTGATGAAGAGGAGATATTTGGGTATTGCCAAATCTTTCTATAGGGGTTATAGTGAACTACATGATAAAGATTTCTTTGAAGTAGAAGATGCAGATCTTAGCACTTTTAATCTTGCTGATCGGGCTAATCTATATTTCAAGATTGGTTCGTTCCTTCCTATACCTTTTTCAGATGTTGAAAAGGAGATTATCACTCTAATACAAAATGCCGAAACGTTTACTGACACCCTCGCAGCAGCAGAAACGCTATATAATTTCTGCAAGCAGGAACTCCAGCAAGAAAAGCAAAGTCAAGAAGGTGATCAAGAGGATCCTTTCGAGCAACAGTCTCCAAGTGATAGTTCAGGCACTGGGTCTTCTGACACTGATAGCACTGATAATCTTGGCTCTTCCGTTTCTGACTCTGATAGCGATGCTGATGTGGAAGGTGGGAGTAGTAGTTTTAATACTGGTTCTGGGAGTAGCGATAGCGATGATGAGCCCACTGTAGAAACTGCTGAATCATTAGCAGGTTCTATTATGGATCTGATTAATCATAATGGAATTGAGAATACTTATGTAGAAATTCCTGATGTAAATATTGAAAATGTTATTGCTTCTAATGAAGAAGTGCATGAGGATATTGATTTTCACTTTGCACAGGAGAAAGCACATTATGAGGAGCGTAAGCAGCAATATGGTCACTTACCTGAAGATGTGTTTGCAGAGGTAGATTCTGAGTATAAGAAATTTAAGAACGAGGCAAAGAAAGAAGTTTCATATCTTGTAAAAGAGTTTGAATGTAAGAAAGCGGCTGATGCTTATGCTCGTGCTGCTACAAGTAAGACAGGAATTCTCTCTACAGAAAAACTTCATACTTATAAGTTTAATGAAGATCTATTCAAGAAGGTAAGTATTCTTCCTGATGGTAAGAATCATGGTCTTATATTCATTATTGATTGGAGTGGTTCTATGGCTCATGTCATGCAGGATACTCTTAAGCAACTTTACAATCTAATGTGGTTCTGTCGTAAAGTTTCTATTCCTTTTGAGGTCTATGCTTTTAGTCAAGAATGGAAGAGGGGGAAAATGGATTATGAAACAGGACAATGGGATCATCAGGATTCAGAACCTCTTTATGAGGAGAAAGAGTATCTTCTTCAAATGGATCATAACTTTGCTTTGATGAATTTATTCACAAGTAAAGTAAATGCAAAAACTGCCGAGCATCAAATGCTAAACATCTGGAGGGTGTCTGCTTCCTTTAGTAGGAATATGAGATGTTACTATCGCTATCCCCATAGGTTATGTTTATCAGGAACACCATTGAATGAGAGTCTAATATGTTTACATAAGATTCTTCCTCAGTTTCAAAAGGAGAATAACTTACAAAAAGTTCAGTGTATTGTATTGACTGATGGAGAGGCATCTCAACTTCCATATCACAAGGAAGTAGATCGTCATTGGGAAGATGAACCTTATATGGGATCAAGAAATGTAAGTCCTAATCACACATTCTTACGTGATCGTAAACTTGGTAAGACCTATTCATTTGGATATTCTTATTATGAATTTACTGATGCGTTAGTTCAGAATCTTAAAGATAATTTTCCCTCTACTAATTTGATTGGTATTCGTGTTATGGAAAGTAGGGAAGCCAGTTACTTTATCAAGAGGTATTATAATGAGTGGAAAGAACCAGAGGCTTACGGTAAGATCACAAGTGAGTGGAGGAAGAACAAAACATTCACTATTAAAACATCTGCTTATGATGCATACTTTGGAATGTCTGCAACTGCTTTAGCAAATGATTCTGAGTTTGATGTTGATGATTCCGCAACAAAAGCACAAATTAAGAGGGCATTTGTAAAATCTCTTAAGACTAAGAAACTAAATAAGAAAGTTCTTGGTGAATTTATTGACCTCGTGGTATAATGGATAAAATAGATACACAAGGGTTAAGTGGCCCAGCAATTAAGGGATGTACTGATAATGTATATCCCCATGATGAAAACGGAGATCCCATTCTCCCCAAAGCCAAGTTTAAAGAATTGCCTATCTTTGATGATAAAGAAAGGGCAGAGTTGAAAGAGATCATGCTAGAAGCACTGAGAGACTTTCATAGTAAACCCAATTACTCACCTTATAGATTAGACGAATTACAAGAATGAGATTAGGAATTATGTGTTCTGGCAACGGAACCAACTTCGAGAACATAATTACAAATCCTGTATGTAATAAACATGAAGTGGTGTTGATGATACACAACACTAAGAAGTGTGGTGCTGTTACAAGAGCCGCAAAGTTTGGTATTCCTCATGTGAGAGTTCCTCATAAGGATGAGGATAAAATGGTAGAACTTTTTAAAGCATGGAAAGTAGATCTTATCATTCTTGCTGGTTATATGAGAGTAATTAAAAATCCTGATGCCTTCCCTGCTCCTATGATTAATGTTCATCCTTCATTACTTCCTAAGTACAAAGGATTGAATGCAGTAGAACAAGCAATGGACAGTGGAGATAGTGTCACAGGATGTACGGTGCATTACGTGACAGAAGAGTTAGATGGTGGTACAATAATAGCACAACAGGAAGTTCCTATTCTTCCCGATGATACTGTTGAATCTTTGACCAAGGCTATACAACGTATGGAGTATGGTCTTTTACCTTCTGTTATTAACTCATGGCAATTAACGACGATATAAAAATCACTATCAACCTCAATGAGTTGGTAGAGATCAGAGCAA